TCCACCTGCTCAGCCTGCCACTCAGGGCAAAGTGACAGGTCACTTTCCTCCGAGGGCTTCGTGCCGGTAGGTTTTGCCGCCATTGGCGTCTTCGATGACATCTACGTTGATTAGCTTGCCCACCAGCCTATCACACCAGCTCGGTTTGACGGCCACCAACACCTTGTCGCCCAAGCCCTTCTCGGGGATGCAATACAGCCAATGCGGGTTGGGAGCAGCCTTCAGGGCCCGCATCAGCAGCCGCTTGGGTACCGCCAAGGGCACGGCCACGGCAAGGCGCACCTTGTCGGCACCTTCCTCTGTAAAGTATTGCCGTCCCTTCACCAGCTTCCAGTCCTCGTCGGACAGCTTCTCGTCCCTAATCTTGGCTAGCTGGAACTTAGTAATCTTCAGTTCCTTGGCCAAATCGGCAAATGGAATCTCAGTAGTAGGCATTTTTAGGTCTGGTAGTGGTCATCTGACCGGGGGCTATGTAACGAATGTCGGCCACGGCGGCGTAGCGGAGAACGTCAATCGGGTCCTTCCACGCCTCATCCAGCCCGCCTTCCGCCGTGTATTCCTGAAAGGCTTGGATGATGTTCTCGCAACGGTCTGAGATGTACAGGTGCGGGCGGTTGAGGGCGTCCATCGGGGCCTTCCGGTTGTAGGCCAGCTTGGTCTGGATGGCCTGCAAGCCCTCCTCGATGTCCAGCCCCGGGGCAGGCATAAACACCAGCCCGGCATCCTCAAGGTCAGCCATAACGGACGATACGCCGGTTTGTGTCTGATATTTGGCTGCACCAAGGCGGGGGTCAATCAGCCGCTCAAAGATGGCGTCCCCCGTTTCGGCCTCCATCCCCGTAATCAGGTCAACGTAGTCACGTATCCCGTAACCAAGGCCCTTTGAGCCCTCCCCGCCCACCCACTTGCCGCCCTGCCACTTGGCCCAGTCGCCCACGTTGATGTCCGGCCACTCACGATAGACCCACCACGTATCCGACTCGTCCACCGCCACCCACGCCATAAACCAGTTCTTCCGGCCAGCAGGGTCTAGGATGAGATACTTGGTCGTTCCCTTCAGGTTGATCGACTTGTGCTCCACCACGTTCACTTCCCGGCTGAAGTTGGGAAAGCGGGTGGACAGCGACTTGGTGGCTATGCCGTAGGCGCGGGTGAGGATTTCCGGCTCCGGCCTGTTCGCTAGGTCTTTGGCGATACGGTCGTAACCACCGAAGGGGTTGTCCCTACTGTGGAAGTAGATGATGCCTGCATCCCGGTTCCTTGAGCGCTGTAGGTATGGGACGCTCCGCCCACCGAGAAGCTCGGCTGGCTTGCTTTTGAACGTCTCCGCCCCTTGCACGTAGTCGCGGACAACTTCGGTGTATCCGTCGATAGGTGTAAAAGTAACGACCAGCTTGCTGTTGCGAGTAGCGAGGCGAAAGCGAAGAGTCCCAAGGAGTTCCGGGCCGACGAGATATTCGTCACACCAAGCGCCAATGTTAAGCCAGCTAGGACTCCGGCTACCAAGCTCAGCACCCTCAAGGATTGTGTCGTTGTTAAGGAATTGAGCATAGGTTTTGAAGATGATCGAGCTCTTGCTGACGGGCAGGATGAGGCTGCTCTTGGAGAACCCGTTCTTCCGGGTGTAGGACACGTTCTCCTCAGTCCCCAGCACCTTGGTCTTAAACTCCTCGGGCAGGGCGTCGTACACCGCACTCTGCTGCTGCCGGATGGACACATCCGCATTCTGGGCAAAGCACATTATGACCGACCCCGGGTTCTCCACCGCCGCCTTCACCACGGCGTGGGCTGCCCAGCTCGTCTTCCCGCTCCGATTGCCTCCGCTCACCAGCAGCTCGGAATGCACCGTCAAAAGCTCCTCAGCATCCTTCCAATGGGGCAGCTTCCAGCCATACCTGTACGGGTCCCGTTTGCTGTTCGCAATGGCCGAATGGTAGACCTCGTGAAGTTTGAGGACATCCTCCGGTTTCATTGCCGCCAGCTCCTCGTTGGAGGGTGGCTTCAGCACCTCGTGCGGCTCCCAACTAAGCGCCATAGTGGAACTTCCGCATTCCCGTCGTAACGGAAAACCCACCCTCTGCGCCAAAGCAACCAAAGGACACCCGCAGCGTGAGGTCCGCAGGCGCCTCTATCTTCAGGTGTTCTGCCTCCCAGTTGTGCCTGCGGCGCACCTGAAGCCTCACAAATGGGATGATGTCAAACTCGTACAGGTAGCGCTTGTACGTCCAATGGTAGTAGCTGTGCCCCCAGATGGCCCTGCGAGCACTCCACTTCCATTCCTTCTGGGCCATCAGGAAGCCCTCGTTCAGCGGCCTATCAGGGTCACTCAGCACCTTGGCCCGCGCATCCACCCACTCTTGGTCAGTCATTGTTAAAGGAAAGCTTCGTTTTCTTTAATACCGGGAATCGCCATTAAAGGAAAGCCTAGTTTCCATTTTCTGGATGTTGAAAAAATACCCCGGTCTTTTCAACACGCCTCCACCGGCTTCGTCACCACCTCAATGCTGCTCTCCTTCAGCTTGGCCTTAGCCTCCTCAATCGCCTTCATCGCATCCTCCAAGCTGGGCGCACTACTCTTGTGCTCCACCGTCACCCTGTTCCCCTCCGTCGCCATAAAGAACTTGTCCGCATAGATGCCGTAGCTCATCGCCAAATCACGTAAGTTGGTGCGGGCCAACATACTATCGTCCTCAGCCAGCATCCTCATCTTCTCCTGCTGAAGCAGCCGCGCCCCCTCAATCAGCTCCATCGCATCCTGCGCCACAATCTCCTTTCGCTTATCCAACAACGACTTGTGCCGGGCCCTCAGCCCCACAAGAGTGTACCAATCACACCCCTCGTCCCGAATAATCGACTTCCAACTCCTACCCTCAGCCATCATTTCCAACAACCTAGCCGCCCGCTCCGGGTCCCTCGCCTCAAGGCTACGTCGATTCTCAGCCGCAGCCACCAACGACCGGGCTAAGTCCTTCTTCACCTTCAAGCCTTCCGTCATACCCCCATCTGGGGAGTATTCCCCACCCCTGTCAATCCCAGACAGGCGGGCCCATAATAGGACTTTTTTTAAAAATCTTCTGTTCTGGTGTAACTTTTCACCTGTTTCCCCCGTCCCTTAATACCGTTACTCCCCCTGATTCTCACAGGAGGACGTTTGTAAAAAAGTTTAAAGGTCGGGTTGACCCAATGGTTACAACGCTCCCGGCCCGCTTTAGACCCCCTCCCCCCCCATTAAATGGTACAGGGAACCCCCTGTGACCGCAGGTCACTCTGTTCCTCCCCGAGCGAAGCGAGGGCGACCCCAAAAAACGGGTGGCACCACTCCCCTTCCCTGCTGTGGGCGGCGGTCCCCTGCTCTACTGAGTTGGTGCGGTGCATCGTGGAGGGGCGCGATTATCCCGGGGATACCCCGGGGATAAGATGTGCGAGCGGAAGCGCGTGCGTAGCACGCGCCGCGCTATGAAAACCGATTGCCCAGGTGGCATCGCGATGCCTGGGCGTGATAGTGACTCGGCCGGTGGATGCAGAAAGCCCCGGCGAGCGTTGGCTCAGCCGGGGCTGTGTTGTCGGTGGGGCTTGGCTAGGGGTTGGGCGGCTTGGGTGGGTCGTCGTCCTCTGGTGGTAGGTGTGGTTTGTGGGTGCCTGTGATCACGAGAATGAGGGCGAAGGCGAACGCTGCGGTGGCCATCAGGGCGCCAAGCAGAAAGTCGAGGGTGCGGCTCATTGGGTGACAACGTCGCGGAGGCTGGCGGTTCGGTGGTGGCGGCGGGCTACGTGTTCGGACACGGTGGCGGGCCAGTCGCTGTCGAACTTGGGCTGGTATTCGACGCGGGGCTTGGGCGGTGCCTTGGTTATGGTGCTGATGCTGAGCGGTCGGTGGGGCTTGCGCGTGTCGAAGGAAACGGCGACGTTGTCTTTGACTGGTACCGGGCAGGCGGTGGTCGCGATGGCTACTGCTTCGGTGGTGGTGCCAAACGCCCAACCGTGCCCGGGGATTTTGGCGGAGTGGAGTCCGGCTTGGTCATCGCGGGCGATGGTGAGTCGGCGGGCTGTGAGGTCGAGGTGGGCAAATGCAAAGTACCCTCTGATTGCGGCTAGGCCATCGGTGGACTTGGCCAGTAGGGCGCGGAGGATCAGTTCGCTGTCGCAGGTGGTTGACTCGTTGCGGTACTCGTCGGAAGAGACAACGCCGTTGTGTACTAGTGCGTGCCCGGGCGCGAGCATCGGGTGGGTGTTGGTCAGGCTCTTGCCGCAAGTTGCGGTTCTGCCGTGAATCAGGAGCGGGCCTCCGTTGGATGCCTCCTTGGTGTTCTCTGCGTGGTGCCAACCATCGGCCCACTCGGGGTGGCGGTCGGTGAGCGTCGGGGCGCTGCTGCGGATGTGGGCCAGTTTGCCGCTGGCGGAGATCCAAGCGGCTCCGAATCCGTCACGCTCGCGGGAGCGGTCGAAGTAGCGCCAAGCGGTGCGGATCAGGTGATTCCGCTGGGCGGGATTGTGCCCGGTGAGAATTAGGATTTTGCACATTGTGGGGGTCTCCTTATTCGGCCTCCGTGGTGGCGGTCGGGGTGGTCGTGGTGTAAAGCGCTGGGTTGAGCTGTTGGTGGCGGCCTCTCCAGTAAGCGCGCTCGTACTCGGTGAGCGGCAACTGGTCGAGGGTCGCGAGGCAACTGCTGGCGGGCTTGGGCTTGCGGGCTACGGCGCGGATGGTCTCCAGCAAGCGAATCCACGCGAGGGTTTTCGTGTAGTCCACCGTCCCGGAGTGCAGGCGTATCTCAATGGTGCGGTGGGTGTTCCAAGCCATCACGTTGACCGCCCGGTATCGGTCGCGGGTGCTGACGCCAAACTTGCAATAGCCGTTTTCCCGGCGGCTGGCGGGGACTAGTTCGCGTAGGGCGAAAATCCAAGCGTCCATCAGGCGAGCAACTCGGACGGCCTCGGCCTCGGTCGGGATGTTGCGGGCGTCGAGGTGAACGTGAAGCCCGGTCGAGCGATTCACGCTGAGGCCAGCGTCGGCGAGAATCTTGCAAAGGCGGTGCAGGCGGGGCTCGGCGGTCTGGCGGTCGAGCAAGGCGCGGATCTCATGCCCGTAGTTTCCGGCCCCGGCGCGGATGCTGCCGTCGCTCACGCAACGGGTCCACATTGGGAGTTTCGCGATAAGGTCGGGCCGGTCGATGGGGCCGACACATTCAAACTCAATCCCGAGGGCGTGGGAGTATTTGAAGGCCGTGCGGGTGGTAAGCGGGATTTCGGCGTTGGGGCGAAGCGGCACGTGCTCCCATCGGGCGCGGACGGTGGAGCGGTCGTTGGCGCTGTCGTTGTTCTGGCGGGTAGCAGCCCGGAAGCGGGACCGCCAATCGCGGATTCGGCTGGTGCAAAGGTCGCGGGCATAGTTGGGCAGCGTGCTTCGCAGCTTGGCGGCGAGCCTGCGCTCGCTGCGCGGGCCGACCTGCCGCAGGACAAAGCCGGGGACAAAAACGCCGTGTCCAAACCGGACGTTAATAGCGACGGCCTCGGTGGGGTTGTGGTTGAGTAGGTGCGCGAGCTTCTCGGCGATTGCCTGCGCCGTCGTGAGGTCGGCGGGCGTGTCCATCTCGGTATACGTTCCGCCCGGGAAAGTGGCGCGGAGGGTCTTCCAACTGATCTTGTGTTGCATTGTGTTTGGTCGCGTAGTCACGCCGGTGTCGCGGCGGTCCATACCCGGACGGGGTTGAGGCGGGTGCCTCGAAAGTGGCAGGCGGCTTGCGCCGCCGGGGTCAAGCGGGGGTGATGGGCGCGTAGGTGTTCAAGACGCGGCAGCCGTAGTCGTGCACCGTCTCGGCGTGGGTCTTCATCGAGGGCGAGGGGTTGCCGTTGGAACGGTGGAGGGCCCAGAAGAGGCGGGAGATGGCGGCGTCGAGCTGCTGCACGCGCTTGTTGTGTTCGGCCAGCCAACCTTTGCGGATCTGCGGCTTGCCTTGGGCGCGGTTGAGGCCTTCGGCGGTCGAGCGCACGTTGGAAACGGCGAGGTCGAGCTGGGCGCAGTAGTGCGCGAGGTTCTGGTCGGGGGTGAGTGTCGGCGTGGTGTTCATCGTTGTGTGACTGAGACGGTGACACGGGCCCGGGATTTTTCGAGAACAACAACCTGACATTTTCTGTCAGGTTCGGCCGCCGGATTTCACTTCAATTTGAAATGAAGCGAAGGCGAGGGCGGCTGGCAACGGTCGCAGGGGAGGGTAGACGCAAGAGAATGGCGAAAGCCATTCTCACTATCACGGTTGAACTACCCCTAGCCGTTGCCCAGCCTTGTGCCCGGTTGATCCACCCCTAGCCATTGGTAGAATGGCACCCTATGAGAAACGGCCTTGCAGGGCGATTTACGGGGCGATCCGATAGCAGCCGCTACTACGCCTCCAACCCGGAGGCCAGAAGGCGTAAAAACGCCTACAACAAGGCCTATCACGCGACGGAGGAGCGCCGGGACTACCGCTCTGAGCTGAATCAGGCCAATCGGAAGATGGGCAACAAGGGCGACGGCAAGGATGTGAGCCACACCCGCAGCGGGAAGCTGGTGCTGGAGGGGCGGAAGAGCAATCGGGCCCGCAATGGGCACGGGGGAAGGCGACTTTTGTGAGAATCCGTGCTTGACGGATTGGGTTGTCCTGCTACTCTCCGTCTTGCCAGTCGTTCTATGTGTTAATCGTATGGGAGTGTCGCCCTGTACGGTGGAACCCACCTCACGCTTAGCGGGGGGTGGGTTTTCCGTTTCTTAGGTTAGAAGGATGGATGGTCTGGCTCCGACCTGTGCAAGGCGGTTCTTGGGCCTACTGGCGGGGAGCCTGACGAATTTACCAACTCCCCTTAATGTTGGCTCCTTTTGGAGTGAACGTGCCGAGAACCACGGGCAATGGCCTACCAGCGTGGCGGCAGCACCCGGAAACCTCGTCTCTCGGCAGACAGCGTTCTAGTGGTTCATCCAGCAATGGGTGAACTCTGCCCCCGTGTTCCTGCATCGGCACCAGCGTCCTGTAGGAAGCGGAAAGTGGGACGTAAGTCGATGAATGGGAGGGCGAAACGAATCTCCTAAAGAAAAAGCTCGCAGCCCCTAACAAAAAGTGATTGGGTGGTGGGGATGAAAGACAACACATTGAACCTCACCTGTGAAGATCAACTTCAGCTTGCTGTGAAGTTTATGGCGTGTGAATACGCCATTGACGGGATGCTGCGGCATTTCCCGGCTCCTGAGTGCAAGGAGCAGGAGCACGCTGTGAATTGGGCTAAGGATACGCTTGGCTGGCTGAAGGAGTGTCGGGAGGCGGCTGGGCTGCCTTACGACTACAAGGACATCACCGAATTTTCCCTCCCGTTCTTGGGGGGCAATGACCAAACCAACAACCAAAACTAACCATATGCCAATCGTCAAAGCTGAGAGTAAGGGTATTGATCCGGTGCCTGCTGGTGTTCATCAGGCCGTTTGCTACGCCGTCATTGATCTGGGGACGCAGGACCCGGGCAATCCGCAATTCCGGCCCAGCCGGAAGGTGATGCTGATGTGGGAGCTGCCCCACGAAACCATCAGCACGCCGGATGGGGTGAAGCCGCGCATCATCTCGTCTGAGTATACGATGTCCATCGGCAAGAAGGCCACGCTGCGTGGTGTGCTGGAAAGCTGGCGTGGGCGTCCGTTCACGGCGGATGAGCTCAATGCGTTCGACCTGAAGAACATCCTTGGGGCGAACTGCCAGCTCAACGTGGTACACAAGCCGGGGAAGGCCGATCCCAGCCGGGTGTATGCCCGCATTCAGGGCGTGGTGCCGCTGGTGAAGGGGATGGCCCCGCTGAAGCCGGTGAATGATGTCATCCTGTACGACATCCCCGAGAATGGTCCTATCACGCTGCCCAAGGGCCTGCCTGAGTGGATTGGGGCGAAGATCACGGCCTCGGACGAGTACAAGCAGCGCACCGGGGGCGGCATCACGGAAGCCACTACGGAAAGTGGTGGAAATGGTGTTGACGAAGACGTACCCTTCTGATCCTACTGAGGGGGAGGCGACACCTCCCCCTCTTTTTTCCTATGAACACAAAGAACGTCAGATTCAAACTACTGAGCAACCCGCTGCACAATGCGGGCTATTGGATTGGCAAGGCTACGCACTATAGAGTGCAGAGCGTATATGCCTGTGGGCTTGAGCGCACGATTGCCCGCATTTCTATGCGTACTGCTGCGCTGTGCGCGGCCAGCAATCTGCGTAAGGCGAGGGCGGAGGGCTTGCTGTGATTATCCTTCTTTGCCTTCTTTCTTTCGCCGTTGGCTTGACTGCCGGCATCATCATTCAAAGCGAGAGCGGACCCGACTATGACGACCACGAGTGACACACCAAGAACAGACAAGGCACGGCTGGACATCCTGCAAACGGGGAGCCCTGCACGGGTGAACGCCTCCTTTGCGGAAGAGCTGGAACGCGAGAACCAGCTTCTCTATGATGAGCTTGAGCAGCAGGCCATCTGCAATGGTGCAGGGGCCTCGCGGGAGCTGTCCTTGCGGGCCACCATTGACGCCCTTCAGAAGGAACTCTGCGTGCTGCGGGAGCGCATCGTGAAGGAGGGCTACATCGTCACCAACTTTGACGGGACGATTGAGCTGGCCATCGACCCGTGGCATAAGCGGGAGAAGGAGGTGAAGCCGTGAGCGACACACCGAGAACGGACGAGCGCACCTACCCAGCCGACTGCCTAGGAAAGACGCTGGTTGTGAACGCCGATTGGGCCCGCGAACTAGAACGCGAGAACGCCGGGCTGCGGGAAAAGGTAGATGACTGGGAGAATGCGGTATTGCACGCATTGGATCATCGATCCGACGAGCAACATTGCACTTGTGTGGCTCCGTTAGTCGGTAAGGTAAAACAACTGGAGCGCGAGAACGTCGTGTTGCACGCTACGCTCTCCGTGTTTGAAGCCGTAAGCAAGGAGGCACAGTCTTGAACGCCAAGCTCATCAGCATCACCCAGCCCTGCGCCGACCTGATCCAGCAGGGCATCCTCACCGCAGACGACCTGATCGCCTACTGCGCTCGGGTCAGCAATCCCAGCAACCAGCTCAACACGGAGACTGCTCCGCGCCTCCTCGCCTACTGCATCAGGCACGGCCATTGGTCCGTGTTTGAGACGGCGAGTATGACGGTTGAGGTGGAGACCAGTCGAGCCATTGCCGCCCAGCTCCTCCGCCATCGCTCGTTCACGTTCCAAGAGTTCAGCCAGCGCTATGCATTGAGCTCTGAGTTTGAGCCCGTGGAGCTACGCAAGCAGGACACGAAGAACCGGCAGGCGTCTGGTGATCCAATGGACGACCCGACCTTGGACGCCGAGGTGAAGATGCGGCTGGAGGAGGCGCAGCAGACATATGACCGCTTGATTGCTCGCGGCGTCAGCAAGGAGACTGCCCGTATGGTGCTGCCTCTTGCCACCCGAACGCGCCTGTACGTGACAGGGAATGTCAGGTCTTGGATTCATTATCTTGACCAGCGGTGCTCTGAGCACACGCAGCGGGAGCATATGATCCTCGCCTATCAAATCGCCCGCATCTTCGCCCAGCAGTTTCCGAATGTGTGGAACGCGCAACAGCTCAGAGAGGGCGGAGGTATTCCGCCAAGCCTGAGTTTTTACAGGCAGGTGATTAAGAAGTCAGTAGTAATGAAGGTAAAGCCGAAGAAGCCGTGAGCGAACTAGCCCTAGCCGCCCTGTTCCAAGCCATCGTGCAGATTGAGAGCGGCGGCAACCTTAAGGCTCGCAACGGGGACGCCTACGGGCCTGCCCAGATCAAGCCTGTCGTGGTGGAGGACCTAAAGCGCGCAGGCTACGATGTCTCCCTGCGCGAGCGGGGCACGATGGATGGCTCCTTTCGCCTGTTCAAGCTGTACACCCAGCATTGGATACAGCGGCGCAAGCTGAAGGACACGCCTAGGACCCGGGCGAACATCTGGCGTTATGGCCCGTTCAACTCCAAGACCACGCACAACGACGCCACCTACTACTCCAAGCAGGCGGAATTTTTGATGAGCAGGAAAAAATAGTCTTTACTTCTGACGCTTCCGGCGTCAGCAACGACACGAACACATAACACATATGAGCGAACATTGGTACACACGCGACGGTAAGAGCAGCCACACGCGGCTTACGAAGAAGGGCACGGAAAGGGCCACTACCCTACGTGACGCACGGGTTGAGGGCTTGCTGCCCTCGGTCTCCTCCATCCTCAACGAAGCGTACAGCCCTGAGCTGGAACGCTACAAGCAATCGCGCCTGCTGGACGCCTGCCTGAAGTATGCGCCAGACGCCTTCTCTACCACCGAGGAGTGGAAGAAGGCCATCCGTGAGGAGGCTGACCGCGAGGTGGTGGAGGCCCAGCAATTCGGCACCGCCTTCCACAAGGCGATGGAGACGGGCGAGCAGATTGACGGGATGGATGTCTTGGTCGCCGCCACCAAGGGCGCTATGGACGAGCTGCTCGTCGATGGCCTTGAGGTGATCGAGCAGGAAGTGGTGCTCGTCAGCAAGGATATGGGCTACGCTGGCACCACGGATGTCCGCTACATTCGCAACGCCCGCAACGGCATCCTAGACTTCAAGACCACGAAGACCACGGCTGGTGAGCCTGTGCTGCTGAAGATGTCGCACAAGGCGCAGATTGCGGCCTATCACCACGCTGCCTTCCCGTGGCTCAATCCGTGGGAACGCGAGGGCATCAACGTGTACGTCAGCAAGACCGAGCCCGGTCGGGTGGATGTCGTCAAGTATACGGCGGAGGAGCTGGAGATTGCGTGGCAATGGTTTGAGGCCTGCTGCGTCCTATGGCGCCTGCGTCGTGGCTACGACCCGCGCAAGGAGGTGGTGTCTTGAGCGCCGACCTTCCGCATTCCGAAGAGGGTGAGCGCATCATCCTTTCCTGCATCCTGCTCGATGGTCCGCCTTCCTTGGCCAAGGCCATTGACGGTCGCATCGACGAGGGCTGCTTCTACCTGCCCCAGCACCGCAAGTTGTGGCGTGCCATCCAATGGCAGCACAAGAACAACCATCCGCTTGAGCTTCACGCCTTGGCTGAGGAGCTGAAGAAGATGGGCAAGCTGGACGAAGTGGGCGGCATCCCCGGCTTGGTGGAGATGACGCAGCTTGTCTGCACCACGGCCCAGCTCAACCATTGGATTGATGTTGTGCGCCAGCACTACGTGATGCGTGAGCTGCACTCTACCTGCACTCGGATGGCCGAGAAGACGCTGGCCCATAGCGGAGGGGTAGAGCCCTTCGTGCTGGAGGTGAACAACCTCCTGACGAAGCATCACGCTGGCACCAAGCAAGTGACGCTGGCCGACGCCTCGGACGAGGCCATTGCCCTCATCGGGCGCATTCAGGATGGCACGTACACGGACAAGGACACGGGCATCGACTTCCCGTGGCCCGAGTGGAACCGGCGCTTCGGCCTAGCCAAGCCCGGTGAGCTCATCATCCTGTCCGCCCGCCCGGGTATGGGCAAGAGTAGTTGCTGCCGCCAGATTGCCCAGCATTGGTGCAAGCAGGGCAAGGTGCTGCTGTTCTCACGCGAGATGCCCGTCAAGCAGATGGCCCCGCTGTTCGCCCAGACGACCACGGGCATCAGCTTCCGCGACATCCTTGCTGGTCGCTCGACGATGGACGACATCGAAACCTTCAAGCGTGAGCTTGGCAAGGTGAAGGCGTTGCCCATCGAAATCTACGATCAGGACCGGACGCTGAGCCACATCGTCACCCGGGCCAAGGCCTTCGCTCAGGTGAGCAAGCCCAAGGCCATCTGCGTGGACTACCTACAGCGATATGACGCCCAGCAGGAGCGCGGGGAAACCCGTGATATGGCCCTCGGTCGCTTTACGATGGCGATGAAGGACCTAGCCATCGAGCTACAGGTGCCTGTGGTCCTGCTGGCCCAGCTAGGCCGCAGCGTGGAACGCGAGAACCGCGAGCCCCGGATGTCTGACCTCCGCGAGAGTGGTAATCTGGAACAGGACGCCGACCGCATCATCTTCCTGAACGCGCCGGACCACCGGCCTGACGGGGTAATGCAGCAGCTCACGGATAATGACTTGCGCTTCGTCTACGTGGACGCCATCCAAGCCAAGGGTCGCAGCGACGGCACGGGCCGTTGCGGAATGATGTTCGACCGTCCCATCACCAAGCTAATGTCCCACCAGCCCGCCTGATGAACTCTGAAAACCTTTCCGAAAAGTCCCTTGAACTCATCCTCGGGGACCGCAACGACTCCTACGGCACACCCGCCGACGACTTCAACGGCATTGCCCTCATCTGGAGCGGCATCCTCAACCAGAAGCTCAAGGACGAGATTACTGGTGAGGATGTCGCCCTGATGATGGTAGGCCTCAAGCTGCGCCGCGAGGCCCACAGGGCCAAGGAAGACAACATCGTGGACGCCCACGGCTACCTTCATTGCCTGCAATGGCTACGCACCGGGCTGCGTCCGGCGCGGGGGTACGAGCAATGAGCTTCGGATTCGACGTATCCGAGACGATGCGGTCCATCCGCATCATCTTGGAGAAGCACACCAAGAATATGGATTGGAACGAGTCGCTGCCCGACGAGAAGCAGAAGGACCACACCTTCCGGCGTATCACCGATCCAGAGATCATCATCGCCATCGACAAGGCCATCAAGGAGCCCGGTGCCCAGAACCAGCTTGTGGCCGAGAAGTATGGCGTCAGCCGCACCACGGTGTCCAACGTCCGCAGGCGAGGGGCCCAGTATAAGGGGATGCCTGAGACCGAGGCTGGCATTCGCAACTGGCTGAAGGCCAAGGACAAGAAATACCGTGAGAGGAGCAAAGTCTGAACTAACTAGGGCTGGCGGCAAATGGACAGAGGCACGCTATTGGTCGTTCTTGCGAAGCGCCTTGCGGCGTGCCTTTGTTCGTTGGCCCGTAAACTACGACGCTCGAAACGGCGCCCGCAGGCCATACGTGGGCCCGTCCAAGCAACAGAAGTGGGAGTACGAGTGTTCGATATGCAAAGGCTGGTTTCCAATGAAGGGGACACAGTTGGACCACGTAAACCCGTGTGGGCCCTTGAAAAGCCTCTCCGACCTCCCGGGTTTTGTGGAGAGGCTTTTCTGCGAAAGAGAGGGGCTCAGGGTGCTGTGCAAGCCGTGCCACCAAGAGGTGACCAATGCAGCTAGACATCTTCGGACAGAAGGAGGAGGCGCCCAAGCCATCCCCGAAGGAAATCCCGAAGCTTCCCCCGAAGCTCCACCATCTAAGCGCCCTGCAAAGCGCCGAAGAGTGGATGTTCCAAAAAGCCCGCCCTTACGCGGTAAGGAAGTTCGGACCGAATAAGACGTTCATCGAAAATCTATGAAGACCACCGGCCTGTTCACCACGCACAAAGTAGCCATCAAGCAAGCCTCAGACAGGCCGATAAAGATCATCCCCTTTGGGGATGTCCACCGTGATAGTGATATGCATTGCGGCACGAAGTGGCGGGAGTTTCTGGCCTACGCCAAGAGCCAGAAGGACGCCTACTTCATCGGGATGGGGGACTACTTCGATGGGATGTCCACCTCAGAGCGGGAAGGGCTGAGCCGCAGCAGCCTGCACAACACCACGATCAAGAACATTGAGAAGCTCTACAGCGAGTGGATTGATCGGATGAGCAAGGAGCTGGCCTTTATGAAGGGCCGCATCATTGGGATGCTGGGCGGCAACCACTTCTTCTCCTTCAACAGCGGGATGAGCAGCGACACTATTCTCTGCCAGAACTTGGACGCCCGCTTCCTAGGCGTCTGCTCCTTCATCCGCCTGAGCATTCAGACGCCGACCAAGGGTAGGGGTAGGTCTGCCTGCTTCGACATCTTTGCCCATCACGGGGCAGGGGGAGGGAGTACTCCGGGCGCTACGTTTAACACCATCGAGAAGATGCAGCAAACTGCGGATGCCGACCTCTATTTGATGGGCCACGACCACAAGAAGGGGTGCATTCCTTCATTTCCTAGGCTTCGTTTGGCTGAAGGCAAGGGAAGCCTCACCATACGGGAAAGAACCCCTTGGCTGGGGCGCACGGGCAGTTTCCTGAAGGCCTACGAGGACGGCACGGTGAGCTACAACGTGGACGCCGCCCGCTCAGCCTGTGCCCTTGGCTGGATTGAGTTCGACGTTACCGTCAAGCGGATATCTGGAGGCGGCAATGACCATATGGAGGTGTCCGTCCGTGGGACCTGCTGAGGACAAGGGCAGCCCCCTGTTCCGCCTTACAGGGGTGATGGAGACGGTCCTTACTACGGACGGCAACGGTGGCTACGCCAAGTGGTATCCCGGAAAGAACTGCTTCGTGGTCACCAGCCAAGCCCCGCGCACGGACGGCGGGTACTACCTACGCTGCGAGGTGGTGGGAGGGCCTGAATGCGGCAGGCCCTTCCTCATCGACTGCGAATGGGACTGTCCCGAGGAATGGGACAAGATGTGCGAGTGGGTCGGTTAGAAGCGGTCGGCCCGATCCCTGATCTGGCGCTGCACTTGCGGGGTGATGACGCCAGCCCTGCGGAGTGACCGATTGAGGGCGTCTGCCACCTCGGGGCTGCCGTTACGGATGAAGGTGGACATCGTACGGGCAATCGCATCAG